AAAAAGGGGCACTTCGGTGTCCCTTTTTTTATGTTTCACTTTTTAAGTCGTATAAATAGTAGTATGATAGAAACAACAGTAATGTTGTTGATACCATTATCGCTTGTCGGTTGGTATCTTTTGTTATCGGATCCAACAGACACGAGGTCTATTTGGAAAAGATTTCATAGTATAATGAAATCAAGTAGACTTAATAAAGTTATTAAAAATTTTTTATAGATGGCATTAACAACAAATAAAAACTTTTTAAGCCCGGTAGGGTTTAATTTTAAAATAGATAACACAAGTTTTCCTAATTTGGAATACTTTTGTACAGCAGTGACATTACCCGGGATAAGCCTGGGTGATGTCCCAATACCATATAAAGGAGTTAATCTTGCATTTACAGGTGACCGAATGGGATTCGAAGACCTTGCAGTAAGATTTAATGTGACCGAGAATATGGAAAACTATATAGAAACCTTTCAATGGTTATCTAATAGTGCACAAAAAAGTGATGCAGATAAAAACTATAAGTTTGACGCTGTATTACAAATAATGTCATCACATAATAATGTTAATAAAGAGATAGCATTCTCGGGGGTATTTCCAATATCCCTAAGTGCTGTCGAATTCAACGCACAAAATACGGATATAGAATACGTACAAGCAGACTTAGTATTAAAATACACATCATTTGAATTTAGATAGGGGTTTACTTTTTCCCTAAAATATGGTATAATATGTAGTTATGAATTTAGAAAATGTATTAGAAATGTGGAAGAAAGATAATGTTATTGATGAAATGGCATTAGATGAATCTTCCAGAGAAACAGCAAAACTTCATTCGAAGTATTTAGAATTATATAGCACTAGTAAATTAAGACTAAAACAATTAGAACTAGAATTTAAAGTATTGTTAAAAGATAAATTTAACCACTATAATGGTAAATTAAGCCAAGAAGAGTTAGATGAAAAAGGTTGGAACTACGACCCATTAAATGGTTTAACAGTACTGAAATCAGATATGGATAAATATTATGACTCCGATCCTATCATACAAGAACATCAGAAAAAGATAGCATACCAAGAAGAACTATGTAATACTTTAAAAGAGATATTAGATAGTATTAAATGGCGCCACCAAACTATAAAGAATATGATAGAGTGGAGAAAATTTACCAGTGGAATTTAAATTTAAAGATTATCGATATACATTCGAAGGAAATTTTGCATACGCCGCTGGATGTATTAAACATGCTTTAGAATTAATGGGGCATACTGAATGGGAAGAACCTTATTATGAGGGTAAAACAGATAGCACTCTTAATGATGAATATACTTCTTTTCCAGAATTACATATTTACAATCATTGTCACAAATCAGAGTTAAATACCCCAAATAATATTATATTTAAACCAACCGCACCAACATCCCAACATTTTCAAATATGTCGAAAAGGATATGCAAATAGTTCTGAAATTACTTTTGATGAACCTTTCGAATACCAAATTAGAAAATATGATATAACTGAACAAAAATATGTACAAGATTTAATTGAAAGAAGAGCAAATAAATGGGATGATTCAATAATGCTAAAATGGAAAGATTCGCAAAATATACCTGATGACCATATATTAATTATAGGTCAAATGCCAGAAGACGAAACAGTAGATGGCTTTGGTTTTGGCGACCATATTAAAAAACTAAGTATGATTGTTGATAAACTAAAAAATCAAAATTTAGTAATTAAAATACATCCAAGATATAAAAATAAAAATCTTATAAACAAATGGAAAGAAGAAGGTCATTTAGTAATTACAGGATATGAATCTATACATAGTATATTACCAAAAACAAAGGTAGCAATTACAGAAAATAGCACTGCTGGAATAGAATGTATGATGCACGATGTTCCAATAATATCATACGGTTATCCGGACTATCATTGGATTACAAAAGACTTAAGAATATTAACCGAGATAAATAATTATGTAGATGATTTATCATGGTTTGATATTGAAAACTCTAGAAAGTTTCTTTATTGGTATATATTTGATTACCTATGCTATGATATAAATAGTACTGTGAATAGATTACAACAACTTATATAATGGACCAAATAAAGATAGTCAAAAAGAACCACGCGTTCATGTATATCGAAACCGATCCCAGTATTGAAATGGAATTAACAGAACATTTCTGTTTCTTTGTTCCTGGTTATAAATTTATGCCGGCATATCGCAACAAATATTGGGATGGTAAAATTCGCCTGTTTGATTCACGTAAAAAAACTTTATACATTGGTTTGTATAAGTACCTAAAACAATTTGCCTTAGAACGCGAATACGAGTGTATAAGCACTACTTCTAAGAGGTATGGTAGCTTAGAACCAGAAAAAGATTTAAATTATATCCCAAAAGAATGGTTAGATAATTTAAATTTAACATCAAACCAAGTACCTATTCAACCACGAGACTATCAGTTAAACGCGTTAGGACACTCGCTAACAAACAAAAATTCACTCTTACTATCTCCAACTGCATCTGGTAAATCTTTAATTATTTACTTAGCTTCTAGATGGTATATAGATAACGAACCAAGTAAAAAGATACTAATAATCGTTCCTACTATTTCTTTAGTAGAACAAATGTATTCTGACTTTGACGATTATAGTCAAAAAGATAATTCTTTCCAAATAGATGAATGGGCAAATAAAATACACGGTGGTGTACCGAAAGGACCAATGATGGAAAGAATAGTTATATCTACATGGCAATCTATTTACAAAAAACCGGCGGCATTTTTTCAGAACTTTGGTATGGTAATTGGTGATGAAGCACATCAGTTTAAAGCTAAGTCACTTACATCTATTATGGAAAAATGTACAGAAGCAGAATATAGAATAGGAACAACTGGTACATTAGATGGTACACAAACGCACCAATTAGTATTAGAAGGTTTGTTTGGTCCAGTGCATAAAGTCACAACAACAAAAGATTTAATAGATTCAGACCAATTAGCTAAATTAGATATTAAAATGTTATTGTTAAAATATAAAGAAGAACATTGTAAAGAAATATCTAAATTAAAATACCAAGAAGAAATAGACTTTATTGTACGATATACACCACGAAATAATTTTATATCTAATCTTGCTATTGACCAAGAAGGTAATACTTTAATCCTGTTTAATTACGTTGAAAAGCATGGAAAGCCCTTACATAACATATTAAAAGAAAAACTTAAAGGTAAAGATAGAAAGCTTTTTTATGTCTCGGGCGAGACGGACGTGGACACGCGGGAGCGCGTACGTGCGATAACTGAAAAAGAAAAGAATGCAATTATCGTAGCTTCACTAGGTACGTTTTCAACGGGTATAAATATAAAGAGACTACATAATTTAATATTTGCTTCGCCCTCTAAGAGTCAGATTCGTGTATTACAATCTATTGGAAGAGGACTTAGGAAATCTGATAAAGATACAACGGTGTATGATATTGCAGATGATTTACATTGGAAACAAAAAAAGAATTATACATTAGAACACGCCGCGGAAAGAATTAAAATATATAGTAAAGAAAAGTTTGATTATGAATTATTTGAGATAAATATATAAATGGAACAAAATAATAAAGTAAGACATTTTAAATTAATTAACGGAGAACAAATAATAGCAGCCGTTAATTCTAAAAACAAAGATAACTGGTACTTAGAAATGCCAGTACAAATAACATCAGGAATACTTAGTTCTTATCAATTTAGTCCTTGGTTTCCTTTTTCTGATGAAGAGAATTTTAAAGTTGCTTTTGGTAATGTAGTTAACTCTACACCAGTAAGCAAAGATATAGAAACAGCTTATATTAAATTTGTATTAAGTTTAAAAAAGAATCCTCCACCACCCATTAAACTAGAATCCGGTAAAGAATCTCTTATGGAGAAAATGGAAGAACTTGAAATGCAGGTGCAGGAAGAAATGAATGATATGTTTGAAGAAGGGTCTTTTGGTACCAAGAAGAAGATATTACACTAGTACCTCTATCCCCCGGGAATGCTCTATTATTATATCATATAAATTAAGATTTGTAAACCCCCTAGGCGAAAAAAATTAGGGGATTTACTTTTTCTTAAAACTATGGTATAATATAACCTTCTATTAAAAAATGGAGATATAATTTTATGGCAAATAAAAAGAACAAAGCTCATTATATAAACAATAAAGAGTTTTCATTAGCAGTTGTAGAATACGTTAAAGAATGCGACAAAGCACGGTCCAAAGACAAAGATATACCGAAAGTCACAGACTATATTGCACGATGCTTTATAAAGATAGCAGAAGGTTTATCACACAGACCAAACTTCGTAAGATATACTTATCGAGAAGAAATGGTTATGGACGCGGTAGAAAATTGTCTACGCGCAATCTATAATTATAATATCGATACTGCGACGCGTACAGGTAATCCTAACGCATTTAGTTATTTTACACAAATTTGTTTCTATGCTTTTATCCGTAGAATTACGAAAGAGAAAAAGCAACAAGAAATTAAATTTAAGTTTATTGAAAAAATGGGCATTGACGATTTTGTTGAAATGGGAATGGATGCAGAAGGTGCCGAACAAACTATGAGTTATGTTGATACACTTAGACAGAGAATAAGTACTGTTAGAAAGAAAGACGAAGCAATTAAAGAATTTGCTAAAGAAGAAAAAGAAAGAGAAAAGCTAGAACTTTTCATGAGGTAGTATGAAGGTAGCTATATTAAACGATACGCATTGTGGTGTCCGAAATTCATCTGACATCTTTTTACAATACCAGGAACGATTTTATGAAGAAGTATTTTTTCCTTATTTACATAAACATGGTATCAAGAACATTCTCCATCTCGGAGATTATTACGAACATAGGAAATTTGTCAATTTCAAAGCGCTCAATGCTAACCGTAAGCATTTCCTTGAACCTATGCGCGATGCTGGCATTACTATGGACATTATTCCCGGCAACCATGATGTCTATTTCAAGAACACTAACGAGCTCTGTTCTCTCAAAGAACTTCTCGGATATTTTACATCAAATGTTAATATCATTATGGAACCAACTGTTCTAGATTATGATGGACTTGGTGTTGCTGTTATACCGTGGATAAACAATTCTAATTACGAAAAATATACTAAGTGGGCTATGCAATGCAAAGCTCCTATACTTGGTGCACATTTAGAATTAAAAGGTTTCGATATGATGGCGGGAATGCCAAACCCACACGGAATGAGTGCTGATGTATTCTCTAGATTCGAACAAGTTTTATCTGGGCATTTCCATACTAAAAGTCATAAAGATAACGTACACTATTTAGGTAGTCAAATGGAATTTACCTGGGCAGATGTAGATGACCCAAAATATTTTCATATACTTGATACTGAAACAAGAGAAATAGAAGCGGTAAGAAATCCGATTACTATGTTTAAAAAGATTGTATATGATGACAATAAAATAGATTACAATGATGTAGATGTTAGTCAATATGAAAAACATTTTCTAAAATTAATCGTTATAAATAAAAATGACTTATACATGTTTGATAAGTTTGTTGATAAATTAAATAGCATTGAAACATACGAGCTAAAGATTGCAGAATCTTTCGAAGAGTATCTGGGAGAAAGCGTAGAAGACGAGAAAATATCCCTAGAAGATACTACCCATCTTTTAGACTCTTATGTCGATGCAGTAGAAACCGACTTGGATAAAGACCATATCAAAGTCGAATTGCGTAAGTTATATACTGAAGCACAAAACCTAGAGATATTATGATACATTTTAAATCATGTGAGTGGAAGAATTTTCTATCCACTGGAAACGATCCTATAAAAATTTTATTGGATAAATCACCTACAACTTTAATTGTGGGGCAAAATGGTGCTGGTAAATCTACATTATTAGATGCAATGTCTTTTGCACTCTTTAATAAACCGCACAGAGATATAAACAAAAATCAATTAATTAATTCTATTAACCAAAAGAAAACTGAAGTCACGGTTGAGTTTGATATTGGTGGACAAGAGTTTAAGATTGTACGTGGAATTAAACCAGCAAAGTTTGAAATCTGGCAAAATGGTAATTTAATTAACCAAGCATCTAATGCAAGAGATTACCAAAAATTCTTAGAACAAAATATATTAAAACTAAATCACAAATCATTTCACCAAGTGGTTGTATTAGGTTCTAGTTCTTTTATTCCATTTATGCAATTACCTGCTTGGTCCCGAAGAAGTGTAATAGAAGACCTTTTGGATATTAATATCTTTTCTAAAATGAATACGTTATTAAAAGAACGTAATTCAAAAATAAAAGAAGAACTAATAGATATTAACCATCAAATAGAATTACTTAAAACTAAAATAACTGGCCAATCTAAATACATAAAAGATTTAGAAAGTCTTAACCAAGACCAGATAGAAAAGAAAAGAGATTCGATTAAAGTACATAAAGCTACAATAAAAGAAACATTTGAAGAATCGAAAGAACTTGGTAAAGGATTAGAAACGCTATTAAAAGAAGAAGAGAAAAGACATAAAGACAACTTACAACAATCTTCACAGTTAAATAGTTTGGATTTAAATTATAATCAAAAGATAAAAGATCTTGTGGAACAAGCACGGTTCTATGAAGAGAATGACCATTGTCCAACTTGTGACCAAGATGTAGGACCAGAACTAAAAGAAAAGAAAATACAAATTATCCAGAACGATGCAAAAGGTATACAACAAGAAAAAGCCGGCGTTGAAAAAGAATTAGCTAATCTGAAAAAAGAAATGCAGGATATTGCTGATAAAACAAATCAGTTAAAACAAAAACAACAAAGGATTAATTCTAACAATGAAAGAATATCTGTTGTACAAAAAGAGATTGATAAAATACAAAAAGAAATAAATCAGTTAAATAGTCAAACTGGAGATACTGGTACTGCAAAGAAAGAACTAAAAGAATCTCGTAAATCAAAAGAAGCTTTTACAGAAAAGAAATTAGAATACGTAGAAGAAAGAACATATAATGAAGTGATTGGAGAAATGTTAAAAGATACAGGAATTAAAACAAAAGTAATTAAGCAATACTTACCTGTTATGAATAGGTTAATTAATCAGTATCTACAAATATTAGATTTCTTTGTTGCTTTCCATTTAGATGAAAACTTTAATGAAACTATTCGTTCAAGACATAGAGATAGTTTTAATTATGCATCGTTTTCAGAAGGAGAGAAACAAAGAATAGATTTAAGTCTCCTCTTTACCTGGAGACAAATTGCTAAACTAAAAAACAGTGCAGCAACAAATCTCTTAATACTCGACGAGACATTTGATAGTTCTCTGGACCACGATGGTGTAGATAGTTTAACTAAGATACTAGATACATTGGATTCGGATTCGAATACATTTATTATATCGCATAAAGGCGATGTACTAGAAAACAAATTTAGGTCCAAAATAGAGTTTTTTAAGTCTAAAAACTTCTCTAAAATAAGATAATTACGTGAACTTTTCGTGAACTTTTGATTTAGGGGGTTTACATTCATCTTGTTTCGTGGTAGAATATACATATTAAATTAAAAAAGTAAGGAGTTTTAATGTTACAAAGTTCAGTTTTACCAAAGCTACTCGCTAAAGAAAATATTACTATTCAACATGGTAATTATAAAACTGCGTGGTTCGATGTTAAAAATCGTGTACTTGGTTTACCTATGTGGAAAGATATGGGTAAAGATGTATACGACCTTTTAGTTGGTCACGAAGTATCACACGCTCTACATACACCTTTCGAAGGCTGGCACGATAGCCCAGAAAAATTAGAAGGTGCTCCAAGGTCATACCTAAACGTTGTAGAAGACGCACGTATCGAAAGATTTATTAAAGATATATATCCAGGACTAGTTGGTCCTATGGCACGTGGTTATAGGGTTTTATACGATAGAAAATTCTTTGGTGATTTAGATAGTCTAAATTGGGACGAAGTTAAACTTATCGACAAATTAAATATAAAAGCAAAATTAGCCCACTTACAAGAAGTTCCACTAAATGCAGAAGAAGAAGTATTCTTAGATAGAATGATGAAGACCCAAACATTCGACGAAGTTGTAGAATTAGCTAAGGACATTTTAAAATACACAAAAGAAAATCAACCAGAATTATTAGAACCAGTAGAACAAGAACAAGATAACGGTTCTACTCCGCAAGATTCGGACGACCCTACTACTAATGGTCACGATGATACTGAAATGCCACAACAAGAAAAATACGAAGAAGAACAATCTTCTACTCCTGGCCAAGAAGGTGAAGATGGAGAAGAAGGCGAAGAAGGTTCTGCTTCTGGAGAAGATGACGAAGATGGAGAAGGTGAAGAAGCTTCTGCTTCTGGAGAAGAAGATGGGGAAGATGGAGAAGAAGGTTCAGAAGAAGGTGAAGGTTCTATATCCGCTAATCCTGAATATTCAGAAGAAGATGTTTCCAGAACAGACGAAGCTCTTAGAAGAAACGAAAGTCAATTATTAGACATGGATGAAGATGGCGAACAAGCTATTCTTATTCAAGATGTTAAAAAAGAAGCTATCGATATATCAGTTATTCCTTATTCTAAGTTAAAAGCAGATAGACCTAAATCTTCAGACTTCGATATGGTTAGCTATAAACAATATATTAAGAAAGTTAAAAAATCTGTTAACTTTGCTGTTAAAGAATTCGAACAAAAGAAATCAGCTTACCAATGGACAAGGGCACAAACAGCAAAAACTGGTCGTATCGATGTTAACAAACTTTGGTCTTACAAAACCAGCGAAGACATCTTTGCTCAAATGACAACTTTAGCAGATGCTAAAAACCACGGTATGATTTTAATCGTAGACTTTTCAGGTTCAATGTCTAATTCAATGTCACATGTTATGGACCAACTAATCCACTTAGTATTATTCTGCAAACAAGTTAATATACCATTTGATGTTTATGGATTTACTAGTACTAATCCAGGATTTAAAAGAGCCTGGGATAGAAAAACAAGCGGTTTCAAAAACGCTTTTACATACACTGACGGTCACTTAGATATGGATGGATTAAGCATGCCACTAATTTGTTCTTCTTCACTTAAGAAAGCAGATTTCGAAGATTCGCTTCAGCACATGTACATTAGAAAGAAAACTACTTCTTACTGGGCTCACAACTTATCTACTTACGAAGATTGGGGTTCAACTCCACTTAACCAAGCGTTAGTCGTTGCACATACTTTGGTCAAAAACTTTAAAAAGAAACACAATGTTCAAAAAATGAATTTAGTTACTTTTACAGATGGCGATGCTAATGGAATGTCAGCGGTCCAAGATTACAAATTAGAAGACCAAAAGTTCGATACTAAATGGAATAAATTTAAAATGATTATCGATGGTAAAATGGTTAACATTGGTGGTAGACAAAGAGCAACAAAAAAATTACTTCAAAACATTGCTAAAAGATACAATACTAAAACCATTGGTTTCTTCATGGCTGACCAAGCTAGACATTGGAGAGATAGATTATACGTTATTAATAACGACGTAAATGGTTATGACTACGATGCAGATAGAGAATTTAAAAAACAAGCTGCTAAAGAATACAGAAAAAACAAATGTGTTCAAGTAGACAACTGCTTAGGATACGACAAATACTACTTACTCAAAGGTGGTAAAACCTTAAAAGCAGAAGACAAAGATTTCGTTACTACTGGCGCAGAGAGCGATGCTCAACTTAGAACAGCATTTAAATCTTACGCCAAAGATAAGAAACTTTCTAAAGTTCTTATGACATCATTCGGTAAGGAGGTGGCATAAGTTCACGAAAAGTTCACGAAAAGGGGGTTTACATCCTCTCTGAATTACGGTATAATAGCCGTATATATTTTAAAAATTAAGGAGTTAATATATTATGCAAATAAGTGAAATGAAACAATCAACCAAAATTATCTTAGATGAAATAGCTAAGAAATTTCCTGGTCAAACGGATTTCCGTAGAGCAATCATCGAAGATGTTGCTAAGTCCTTTGGCTATACCCAAAAGGATTATTATCCTTTACTTACCCCAGCTAACCGTGTTAAAATCGGTACTTATTCTTTAGCTGGATTATTACCAGAAATTGCACCAGTCGCGGATCCTATTCCAGCAACTGCAGTTCAAATGGCTTCTTCTGTCACCTCAGTTGGAAACGAAGAAAGAACTTTTGCGAAAGTCGATCCAACATTCGTTGCTTGGGGTTCTTACACAGACATTATGAAAATCATTAAATCAGAAATGTTTTATCCTACTTACATTTCCGGTCTATCTGGAAATGGTAAAACATTTATGGTCGAGCAAGCTTGTGCAAAAGCTGGCAGAGAATTTATTAGGGTCCAAATTAACCCTGAAACCGACGAAGATGATTTGCTCGGTGGATTTAGACTTATTAACGGCGAAACCGTTTTCTGTAAAGGTCCAGTATTAAAAGCTATGGAAAATGGCGCAATACTTTTACTCGACGAAATCGATAGGGCTACAAACAAGATTATGTGTTTACAAGGTGTGCTCGAGGGCAAACCAGTTCTTGTTAAGAAAACTGGTGAAACAGTAGAACCTGCAAAAGGTTTTAATGTTATCGCTACTGCTAACACAAAAGGTAAAGGTTCCGAAGATGGAAGATTTACCGCAGCTTCTATAATCGACGAAGCTTTCTTAGAAAGATTTACAATCTCAGTCGACCAGAAATTCCCATCTGCTACTATCGAAAAGAAAATCCTTAAAAAGCACATGGATAAATTCGATATTCAAGATGATGAATTTGTAGACAGATTGGTCACTTGGGGTGATATAATTAGAAAAACATTCTTCGACGATGGTGTTGATGAAGTTATTTCTACTAGAAGATTATGTCACATTGTTCAAACATTTTCTATCTTTACCGATAGAATGAAAGCTATCGACCTTTGTATCTCTAGATTCGATGAAGATACAAAAGAAGCTTTCTTAGACTTATACACGAAGGTCGACTCCGGCGTTATTGTCGACGGGGAAGACACTTCGGACAATCAGGGAGAAATGGAAGTAGACATTTATGAAGAAGATTAATTATAAATTTAGCGAAGGAGCTCTTATCAAAGAGCTTCAATCGTATATAGACCAAACTTATACTGGTCACTATTCCAAAAACAAATTCCAATCTACAGAATTTATATCTGACTGCGGTCACGGTATTGGATTTGCAATTGGAAACATTTTAAAGTACGCACAGAGATACGGTAAAAAAGGAACTACCGCAGACCACCGTAAAGACTTGCAGAAAGTATTACACTACGCAATAATCGCATTACATGAACATGACAAAAATTAAAATTTATTATCTTACATATAGTTTAGCGCTTGCTGTATTTGCAGGTGTATTTTTAATAGCATCTAAATCAGAAGCTTCACAATCTGTAAATGAGGAAGATAGATATTGCTTAGCGCAAAACATTTACTTCGAAGCTGGAAACCAACCCTTTGCTGGTAAACTAGCGGTTGCACATGTCACTTTAAATAGGGTATTCGATTTACAATTTCCAAATGATATTTGTGGCGTTGTTTATCAAACAAAAGAATATCGTAAATCTTGGACTGGCGAAATGGTACCAAAAAGAGGAATGTGCCAGTTTAGCTGGTACTGCGATGGGAAATCTGACGAACCAAAAGATTCGCTAACTTGGATAGAAGCTATTCGTGTTGCTGATATTGCAATGCAAGATACTACTTTTGACTTAACTGATGGCGCGCTTTGGTATCACGCAGACTATGTTTTACCTTATTGGGCTCAGCACTTAGAATATGTATTACAAATTGAAAACCACATTTTTTACAAATAGGGGATTTACTTTTAACTTTAACTATGGTATAATATACAGCTATGATTAACACATTTTTTACAATCTTAATTTTTGCCTTTGTTGCATTGTTTGCAATTGGTACTTCAATTATGATTTCAATGGATAAGAAACCTAAAGGACCTGGTAAATTTGACAAACAAGGTCAGGTAAAATATACAAAAGGAGATAACACATGAAATTGTCAGACGAAACTATTGCGGTTCTAAAAAACTTTGCAACTATTAATCCTAACCTGGTTGCAAAACCTGGCCAGAAACTAACTACAATCGCCGAATCTAAAACAGTTATGGCATCAGCAGATATTGTAGAAGACTTCCCACAAGAATTTGGAATATATGATTTAAACGAATTTTTATCTGTTCTGTCTATGATACCAGAACCAGATATACAATTTATGGAAAACAATCTGCATATTGTAAACAACTTACAACAAGTAGATTACTTTTATTCTAATCCAGAAATACTTACAACTCCATCTAAAGCTATTACTATGCCAGATGCAGAAGTTGGTATTAGTTTAAGCGAAGAAGAACTAAAAAGAATTAACCAAGCAGCTGCAGTACTTGGACATAGTGATTTAAGTATTGTTAGAGAGTCAAACGATAAAGTATATGCTAAAGTATACGACATAAAAGATGCTACAGCAAACGTTTATACTTTAGATTTAACATTAGAAAACCAAGTACCAAATAGATTTAACTTTGATTTTAATATTGGAAATTTAAAACTATTACCTGGAGATTATTATGTTTCTCTCTCCAGCGCTAAGATTTCGAATTGGACCAATGCAAACTATCCAGTAGAATATTTTATTGCATTAGAAAATTCAACAGACTTTCATGCATAAATATAACATGAAAAGAAAA